CCTACTTCTACTTGGGGACCATGTAGTGTGGCACCGGGAAACCGAGAGAGCATACTACTCATTTTACTCACATGAGAAAACAAGAAAATAAGAAATATTTAAAAAGTAATAATACTAATCTAACTAGATTAGAGGCCATCAAAAGTGGTCTAAACTTCTTCATCATAACAACAAAGAAGTTGATAGGTCTTTTGAAGTACACTAAAATGATTAGAGCAGTCTCCTTATTCTCTAATGCAAATAAGATGATACAAGACACTGAGAAAGTATTCGCAGTGTTTGAGAGACATTACAAGACTAAGGGCCCAAAATGGACCGTTAATCATTGGAAAGATCTCTATAATATAGCTGTTAAGGTTTCACTTGGTTTACCATTTTCACCTCTTCCTTTTACTAAGTCGTCCCGCGACGGCTTCCCATCTGTCTTTAATGGTTATAGGAGATATCTTGAGTCGAGCAGTATCTGGGAAAAACGCATAGCGTTGACCCTTCTACGTCTCTACCCATTAATTGTATGCCCTATTGCTAGGGACATACAGCCAATTGTTACACCGGCCAACGACAACCCACTAAGGAGGGAAAACATGGAAAGTTTTATAACCTTCATAAGATCCTACCTTACAGAGCGTTGTACATACAATGTTGAAGAAGCAAGTGATGCGTCATACGGATTGGGTAGCGGCCCGAATGGACCGGCTGTACTTACAGCTCACTATGATGTGTATGCCCTAATGTCCGAAGGACTATTCCACAGAATTCTTTCTTTTGCTAAATTTGTCAAGCATCCCCTTAGTGAAACTATGGAGGTAATCTCAAAGACACCAAAAGAACCTAACACTCCAGAGCAACTATGCTCCGGGCGTGTATCCTTTCTGCCCGAAAATGGGGGTAAGACGCGTGTCATAGCCATTATCGACTTCTGGTCCCAACAATTGTTGAGGCCTATCCACAATTCCATCATGGGAATCCTTCGCAAGATACCCATGGATGGTACTTTTGGACAGAACCGTGCCTTCGATTATATACTGAAGAGTAATAATGTGGTGCACAGTGCCAGTTTCGATCTTAGCTCTGCCACTGATCGTTTCCCTATCGAGCCTCAAGCAGCAGTCATAATGACTCTGTTTGGGTGGGATATAGGAAAGTTTTGGCGAGAGACAATATCCGATAGATCATTTAAGGTGACCCTTGATAATAAAGTCGAGGAGAAAATTAGGTGGGCAGTCGGTCAGCCATTGGGTGCATATTCGTCATGGTGTACCTTCTCGTTAACACACCACTTATTTGTTCAATACTGTTATTACATATCTCTTAAGGATAAGACCTTATTTCGATTATGGGACTTTAAACGTTATGCCATTCTTGGTGACGATATTGTAATTATGGAGGAGAAAATTTCTAACATCTACAAGGAACTTATGGAATCCTTTGGGTGTAATATACACCCAAAGAAGACCTTCGTAGCTAGTGATCACTCTGGTGAATTTATAAAAAGATTGTTCTGGAAGGGAACGGAGATTTCCCCTCTTCCAATAACAATGATTCTTTCTCTACGCGACTCATTATATAACTTGCCGGCTTTGATTGAAGCTATTACTGAAAGGTGGAAAATTCCTAGTTTCCTCGTGGAGCTTTGGGCTGTTCAACCGAATCTTTTTTCGAAAAAGGTACATCTAATTAACCAACTAATTGCCTTCAGACACCTTGTGTCTGGTGGTAATAGCTTCCCTTTTTGTTTAAAGGAACGAGTTCAGGTTCTATTAGAACTTAGAAACTTCATATTTAACAAGATCGTATTGAAAGAGTTGTCCAGGCTTAATGTAGCAGATGAGTTTGGGTATGGTGAGGTGAAAGTTACCCCTAAAAAGGAACAGATAAACTCAACCGCGGATATTCTCAAAGCCTTTAAGGACAAACGGTTAGTGGTCCCCACTTCACTTATTGAAGGGACCGGGCCCGACGAGGTAGACGGGGGAGTACGCTTTAAGCGACCAACTGAGCTACATCCTATATTACAGGC